GCGATCAGGTACGCGCCAGCGAGGAAGTAGTCAAGAGGGACGAGCCACCACGGAAGGGGCTTCCTCACCTTCTCCATTTGTAGGAGCATGATGGCCGAGGTGATATGCTGGGGGTCTTTCATCAGATGTTAAGTTGTTGGGTGTTCACATGGCAACGTTGGTCCAAGGTGACTCGATTGATTCGCCAGTCGTAGCCGTACAAGACGCAGCACGCCTCCGAGCCGTAGTCCGTGGACGAGTTGTTGAACGTGACGATGTCGGAGTTTGACAAGAGGCCCGTGGGCGTATCGGCGCACACCTCGATGTCGTCCAACTTGCGGATGAGTTCGACCTGTGCCGTGCCCGGTGCGTTCGCGTCGTAGCTTATCGAGAGAATGCGGTAGTAGGTGTCTTTGATATAGATTTTGTCGTTGAAGCTCCAGCTTTGCAAGTCGGCCTCGGTGAGGTTCATGTTGCACGACAAAACGCGAGCCTCGGTTGAGTAGAGTTCCAAAACGTAGGTGGCCCAGAATCGGAAGTACAAGGTGTGAGCGGGTTGGGCCACGATAGGGTACATCGCGGGTTCCATTCCGTAGTTGAGGTCATTGTCTCCGGGGTCAGGTTGGGCGACGGAGTAATTGGTCAACGTAGGAAAGGCCGAGATGTCCGTGTCGGTGCCGTCTTCCTCTTTGATTGTGAACGAACCAAAGTCCGTACTAAACCCGCCCCAATATGCAATTCGTGGCGCTGGGTCTTTGACGGGTTGGCCGTCGCCTGTGATCAGACGAAGAATGGGCGTAGAAGTTCCCGGAACCAAGCTCATAAGATAGGGGGCGAACTTGGTCTTCACTTCATTGACCCCCGTTGCAAACTCGTTGCCCGTGTCCGTCACCTCATATTCACCGTAGACGCGGCCTAAAGAGTCCTCCACGGTCTTTGTCACAAAGTCCTTGCCGGGTGAATACGTCCAACGATATTGAGCCGCTTGGAGGTCCGTGGTCGGTTTGATGACAACGTCTTTGCCATAGTCTACCTTCGAGGTCCAGTCTTTCGTGTCGCCGGAAGACATATAGTTCTCAAACGTCTCGACGTGGAAGTGTCCGGGCTTAAGCGCGTCAGGGATAAAGACGAGGTTGTAGAGTTTCTGCAAAGAGGTGATGTAGTCGAATTGCAGCATCTTCGGGGCGCTTGCAGCTACGTTGACCTCGTACCCTCCCAAAGAAGATTCGGCCACAACCTCGAGGGATGTGCGCTCGCCTCCTCCGGCGAAGTAGTTGGTGCCTCCCACGCTCAACGTTGAGCTTGTCGAATCGTTCTCGACCTCGACGTAGAGGACGTCGCCAGCCACCAAAACCACGGCGCCGCCTTCGGTGAGGGTGGTGAGTTGTTGGTTGATCGCGGCACCTTGATTTGATGTAGTTCTTTCTACAAGGTTGTAGTTGGCCCCTCCGCTAATTGGGTCGACTACGACGCGGACCTTGAATTGACGGTTTCCCGGCGTGCCATTGGTTCGCACGGAGTAGGTCAAGTTCACGTTATATAGGCCGCTCTCTCCGACGGTGTATTTGTGCGTCGAGTTGTTCCAGTTGCTCCCTTGGTCGTAGCAGTTGTTCCCGTTATCCACGAGGTCCACGATAGCGGTGGAGTTGGCCGAGATGGTTTGGTCACTTGCGAGGGTCGTGCGGGCGTCCTCGTTGAAGTCGTCGTTTGATTCGACCACGGTTTGCCCGTTGGCGAACATGACGTACTGTTGCTCAAAGTCGGTTCCTTCGAGGTAGGTGCTTTCGTAGGTCAACCCGGCCTCGCTGAATATCTTGTCGAGGAGAACCTTGGCATTCATGAACAAGGTCAACTGGGGCAAGAGGATGGGGTTGTCTTCGGTGCCGAAGGTCTCCGCCGTCCAGTTCTGCCCCGTGTCGACGATGCCATAGCGATAGTCGTCCGTTATCTCTGCCCAACCCAACGCGACGTTGGCGTAGGTCAAGTCGTGGTCGTAGGAACTCAAATTGAGGTCAGAGAGATACAACCCTTCGAGCTCGCTTTTGAAGTCCACGGCGCTACTAAAGAAAACCAACTCCACCTCCGGGTATATCTCCTTGGTGAGGTAGACGGCCTTCACTTGCACGAAGCCGTCAAGGATGGGGTATGTGTCGGACAAGAGTTGAGCCGACAAACGCTGCCGCAAGTCCAACCCTCCCACCTCCGTCACCTGATCGAGGTGGCCGAAGATGTCGACGTTGTTTTGAGTCAACGGAACCCGGAAGGACTGCGAGTAGCTCGCCAACGGGTTGTTGATTTTCTCGACGTCGGAGAACTGGAACTTGAGATTGACGGGTGCGTTCTCGTAGAGTTCGACGTCCTTGTTATTTATGACGAGTCTTAACATCGGATGTCTTGGGCGATTTCAACCGTGAGGGACACGTTGTAGAACTGCGACCCGGCGGGCTGGATGGTGAGTGAGTTGGTCTTGACGGTGACGGGCTTCCATACGTCCTCGTCCATGCGTCTAATTTGCACCATGCGGGACTTCATCAGAGAGTCCAAGAGGGCGCGCTCGCCAGCGTCAAAGAAGTTCTCTTGCAGAGTGTATTGCTCCTTCCCTGTTTTGGCGAAGGTGTCGTACTGACTACCTGCCGCGTCAAATGAGAAGGTGGACGATCCGTAGGTGCCGATGGTCTTGCGGTAGGTCTTGCCTTCGACGCTGATTTGTTTGGGCGCTCGTGAATCAAAACGGAGGTACTCCCACCCGCCCTTTGTGTTCATCCAAGCTACCTGCGTGGCCGTGTTCCGGCACCCCCTGCTGTCGTCAAAGACTACGCGGTAGGCGTTGCCGATTTGCTCCAAGTCTCCGCCAGCACTCCGGTACAAATAGAAGTCGATGTAGTCGGTCTCTTCCAACGTGAATGGCATCGTGGCGTAGTTGATTTCAAGGTTAGGGCCTCCGATTGGGATTTGTAGGAGCATCTCCGTCAGGTCGGTTCCGGTCGCTGTCAGCCCTACAAGTTGCTCAAACGTGGAACCGGAGTAGGCAACAAAATTTGCGCGCAGTTGAAACGTTCCCGTCCTTGCCTCTCCGATGTCGTCGCCGTCGATGAAGCTCACCACCATCTCCTCGTCACGTCGGGCGCGGTGTGTGATGACGTTGTTAGCCACGGGGCGTTCAGTCAAGAACCCGACGGCGTTGCCCCATAGGTAGTCGTTGAAACTTGGATGGAGGCCGTCGGCTATTTGTTGGGTGCCGTTGGTCACAATGACCTCTTCGGTGCCGTCCACGCTGCCTTCGGTGCCGTTGTTGTATCGTGCCACCTGCACTTGAAAACGCTGCATGGTGAGGCCGTCCATTGCGTCGGCAAGTGTCGCGGTCTTGTGGACAACGGTACTGCCCGCCTTCAAGGGGTATTCCAAGATGCTCTCGGCAATGGGTGAGAGGTCAAAGAAGGCGACCCCTTCCGCGTTCGGTGTCAAATAGAACTTGGCCACCTGAACGGGCGTACCTCCGGTGTACACGCTTGAACGTTTGACAATGACCACGAACCTATCCGGCGTGGTGCTCGTGTCGTTAATTGAGAAGATAAGCGGCTGCCCTGCGGGGCGCACGTCAAAGCCGGGAGCGTCGAAGATGTTGGCGGCCATTTTATTTGAGTTTCACGGTGATGTTCCCCGTCTTGAAGGAGAGGGAGGAGAGGAGGTCTTTGACAAGGGCTTCGCCCATCTTGTCGGTGAATTGTGGCACGATGCTCTCAAGGGCCACGGAGTAGTATTTGAGGCCGTGGATTCCGTTGCGTTTGATGCTTCGCGCGATCATGAAGGCCGCGCTCTTGAGGCGGTCACCGCCACGCGGTCCAATGCGTTTGACGAACTTGCCGTCTTTGTCTCTTGGTCTCAAGCGCTTCACCTTCATCCACTCCATGATGGGTTCGAGAGGTGGTTGCTTGCTGCCAAAAGAGAAGGGGGCGTTCCGATTCCGTCTGGTTCCGTTGACGCCCCAATGGATGAAGGCGGCATAGGGGAGTGGCGAACCAAACTCCACCTTGCCGTCTCCAATTTTGTATTCGAGCGACTTCTGCAAGGAACGCGACGCGACACCATAGGACCGGTTCTTGCCAATCTTACGGGAGCCGAGGGTGCGCTTGGCTGCAAGGTTTACCTCTTCGGCAAAGTCCTTGAGTACCTTATCGAAGTCG